TGATTTTTTTGCCTTCTATTTTTGCTTTTTGTTCTATTTGTCGTATTTAGTCCCATCTCATAGCTTTTATCTTTTCCATGTTTTTCGGGTCGTCTGCATTAACAAATGTCCTGTCATTGGAAATACGGGCTTCTTTCTTTTCTTCGTCAGTAAGATATACGGAAGTAATAGCATCTGCCATCAGCATTTGAAGGAATGAAAAACTAATTTCCCACACAATCTGCTGTGGAGTCATGTTGAGTTTTTCACATGCTGGTAATATCAAAGAACCAAATATGCTTTTACCGCCAAAAGTGATGGAATTGCCTTTCTTGTTTTTTATCATTGAAACCTTAGCTAGTTCTTTACGTTCTCGGTCAATTCCGAAATATTTGATAAACTCATCCGTGTTATCTTTAGTAAGAACCATAACAAGAAGTTGAGCCATTTCTTCATTTGAAAGATTTTTCCTCAAGAACTGACATCTGCCATTTACAATTCTGTCATTAAATAGTTCTTCTTTCTTGTTGAGTGTGTGATAAGATAGTAGTCGGCAAACAATCTCTTTTTTTTCTTGGCATAATCTTAATGCTTCCATATATGGGTTTGCTTTAATAATATCAGCCTTCATATCAAGACTTTCAATGAGCCTTGAAAGTAGATATGTTTTGCCTAACGTTATTGGATATAGATAAAAATGCCGCTTATTAACCCGAAAGCCGTATGGTCTTTCCATTATGGTATCAGCGATATTCATTTCTATTATTTTTCTATTTTCGACCATATACTATTACTTTTAGAAAATAAAATGGCTATCTTCACAGACTGCCAATTTCAGACATGAAAACAAATCAACTCATGATTTTTAGAGCGGATTGATGGGCTTGCACCATCCCCTTCACTCTGGTAGAGCGACGCACGCCTGTGTGTGCTTAATCCGCAAGTGTGCATCCACCTAATAGATGCACTATTCTCTATAAAAACTATACCTATTGCAGCCTATTAGCCTATGCTTAGCCTATGCCGGAATTCGGAGCGACTTCAAACTTGTCTCCATCACCATCTTCGTCATCCGGGTCACATTCAATTTTTGTAATAGGCGATCCTGTTGTAGGAGTAACAATAATTTTACCCCATTGGACTTGATTCTTATCAGCAGCAGATTTTAAGGCATCAAATGTATATGCCCAAACACCACCATCGGCACTGGTAAACGTGTCTTCAACTGATACCGTTGTCTTTTCCATGCAAAATCCGGGAACTTCAGGATCTTCCGGTTGTAGCGCAACAGCATAATTGTGAGCAACTACTCCATCACTGTCGCTGATAGGTCTTTTGCGCCCTTTTGCCGCACGTATGTTGAGTACTAGGGCATAGGTGTTTTTACCATACTTGACGTCTTCATTTTCTCCGCCTTCAATTTTGGCTTCTTGCTTGTCGCCTTTTGTTGTTGTCAACTGTGTGGAATCTTCCACAGGTGTAGGAAGCTCTTCCCATTTGGGTGAAGTAGCATCCAGGTCTTTTACGAAAATTCGGGGTTTACCCCATCCGATTACTGCCATAGTTCTATATCACTTAATATAGTTAATACTTATTCGTTATTTATTTCAATATACAGTTTGTTATTGATGAAATGCTCGGTATGTCCGTCTTCAAAAGGAATGCCTGTGGAATTAGTTTTCTGACTGCATTTTGAAGGAACTGTATGATACTCATCTTTGCGTATAAAAACAAGGAACTTGCATAATTCACATAGTTCACCTACGCGTTGAGTATTCTTTTCCCACGATTTTGTTTCTTCATTCCATTGGTCACTGACATATATATTGACATTAACATAAGCTCTCTGGATCTGACCGCATCCCTCATTAGCAAGAACAGATATAACTATATCTTCCTTATCTGATTTATTGGGTCTTCCTCTGTCACTCAATTTACCAGAAACATTCTGTTCAAGGCTTGTTCCCTTAATCTTGTGGTAAACGAACTTCTGTATTTCAATGTCTGATTTCATTATTTAGCAATCTGTCTTTTTAGCTTTTCAAGCATTTGAGGAATTTTGTCTGTCGCCCATAATTCCGTTGATGCAAGTACGTCTTTATTATCCATCGCTTCTACATATTCAGCGTAATTCATTCCGGCAACAATGACAAGTACATAATCATTAGAATACCTTTTTATGAGTTCTTCGGCAAGGTCTTTCCCGGCTTTTGCACCTTCCTGACCTCCGGCTTTGACACGTGCTGTAAATGAAACTTTTTTGCCATCTTTAGTAACATATTCAACTTGTTTTGTATGGGCTGCTTTCCCCATGCTACTGTCAAAACCGTAGCTTGAAACTATGTTGCCATTATGGGAAATAATATATCCAACAGAACTTCTAAGATTACCGGACTGGTCAAACCAGCTCTTTTCTCCGGGACGATCTCGAATTCTTCGTACACATTGCTCTCCAAGATAAGCTAAAGCACGTATTGTTAGTGTTTCTACGCGTTCCGCTTCTTTCATTAAAGCCTTATGTATTTCGTCCAGCTTGCCGGATAATTTTATTCCCATATTTTAAACCCAAATTTTACACTGAAGTTGGTAACGATGGAAACCTTTTACTTCAAATTCTCTTTCAATTCCTCCGAGCAGATTTATTTTAACCCTGTCTCCAATAGTAAAGGTCTGACAATTACTTGGAAGACAAACCGTATATGAATAGCTTCTTACAACACCGTCTTCAAACTCCCTTTCTTCTGCCTTTCCGGAAGGTACTGCATCACAAGGGATTGAGCCCTTCCATTCAGATGAACCGGGATGATAATTTCCATTTTCATCTTCATAGCCAGGTACAGCCACTAGATATTGTAAACGATGTGGATTTCTATTTGCTACTGCCATACTACAACAAACAATCACCCACATATACCATTGGTTTTGCTTCCAGTTCTACTGAAGGCTCACCAATAGTATTGTAGATGGAGTTAACACGTAATAGTATTCGTTCTTTGTCTTTATCAGACAAAGCCCCGAAGGACTTGTCTGCTTCAGAGAAATTGATAGCCTGAACCAAAGACCAAAGACAATCAGCTAGAGCTCCCTGATATTCGTTAGAATGAGCTATGTCGTAATTAAACTCATCATCACCATTGAGATTACGTTTAATCATCACATTCTCTACAAAACCGATAGGGATCGGATAATGTATTTCGTCTATGAGGGCTTGCTGAATTGTCTTCATGGTTTACGATGCTTTATGAGATTCAACCGCCTTTTTCAATGCTTCTTCGTCTGCGTCACTTAATCTGTTGACTGCTGCGATTAGTTTATCATCGGAAACGGTGGAAGTAAGTTTCTTGCCTGCAATCTTGTTATATTCCGTCACAAACTCCGGCTTTTTGTAAGTTGCTCCCCAAATTGTAATCTTAACATCAGAAGTATCTTTCTCTTCTTCTGTTGTGTCTACTGTTTGGGCTTCCAGTATATCCAAAGAATAGATTTGATCTACGTTTTCGATAACCGGTAAGCAGATAGCCTGTCCGTTTGTAAATTCCTGCAGCGGGTCTGTTTTAGAGTAGCGGCTAATCAACTTATATTCGTCAATAGTAGTATATTCCACTCCATTAACGGGATTAGTTGCTTCAGCCAAAGTTCCCCATACAAAAGAACCTACATTATCAGCGGAAGGGAGGAATATAAGTTTGTTTGCATTCCACGGCTTATAAGAAACCCTTTTCCCATTCTTCTCATAGGTAACAGAACGGTCAACTTTCAAGAACGAAATGCCACCATATTGATCCGAAAACGCTTCGTCAAATAAAGTAGATGTAGGAACCGGAAGTTTAGTATCATTATCAAAGGTTTGACCACGATAATTTGCGGCTAGTTCTTTAGCCCATTGAGATTGACGCATTTTGTTATATGTAGATAAAGCCAGCATAATAACTGAAATACTGTTACCGTCATCGTTAGCTTTACTTATAACTCTTTCAATATCATCTCCTGTAACTTCACCGGTAGTAACAACCCCAAAGCTATGTTCTGGTAAATAACCATAATCAACACGGAGACCTATACCAGTATTTTTATCATCGTCACCCTCAACAATAATGACACCATCGGATAGTCCTGTAAGGAAATTTGCTTCATTTCTCTCATCAATACCAATAGAGCAAGCTGTTCCATCGTCTAACATACGAGTGATTATGCGGTTAAGAACAGATTTCTTAGCTGCATCCGTGCTGGCGTTGGATAAATGAGCTCTCATAATGTTGATAGCATTAATTTGGGTCTCTCTTAGAATCTTTTTAATTCCAATCTTAGGCAATTCTCCGTTTGACCGTGCGATAGAATCTCGCTTTTTAGGTGAAAGCGGAGAGTCCATAGCCACCATATCAGCAGCGACATACGTAGTAT